TGCGCCCCGTCGCTTATAATTGTCTTGCTGCCGTAAAGTTGGTTAATAGTTGTAGCTGTTGCCCCGTCTATATTGTAAGCCCCTCCGTCAATAGTTACTACATGTGAAGTCGCTGTCTTTTTAAAATAGTATTTTTTGCCCTTGCTCTCGGTGGCGTTTGGTAGGTTTACAGTTACATTGCCGTCCGTGCTGTTGCATATAATTAACTCGTAGCCGTTAGTAATTGTGTGGGTGCCTGCTGTATAAACCACAGAAGCGTTATGCTCTTGTATATGCCAGTCTAGTACCTCGGTGCTGTCTTTGTATTCCAGCATGACTTCCCAGCGTGTGTTTAGCGTTGGCTGTGTAGTCGGTGCCCCGTCCGAGTAGTTAACTAAATGCTCTACTAGTCTGTCTGGTATAGCGCTAGTTTCTAGGTTAAGTTTTGTAATTGCAAACTCATGGTAGTTTAGTCGCTCGCGAATAGTGCGCTCTCCAGTCCTAGGGTTATACTCTTCGCTACCGCCTCCAGTTGCTAGCGTGTAGTCAGGTGCAAGTCCTAGCCATTCGCCCTGCCAACTTTCCGAGCGTGGGTAAAATGTGCCCCCGTTAAATAGCCATTTTGTAGAGTCAAAGTTAAGCGACTTAATAGCGCTCAAAGTTCCAGCGTCGTGCCATGTACCCTGCACAACTGGGACAAATTTGTTATACATGCCACCAATACGACGGCCTAGAATTGTGCCTAGGTCCGCGCTTATTGCACTAGCATAACCGCTGAACCAGTTAGAACTTAAAACAAAAGTAGAGCCATTGTAAACATAAATAGAGCCGAACCCGAAAAGGCCCTCGTCGTCATAGTAAGCGGGCTCAAGTTCTATAAGTTGGCTGTTGCCACTGGCACCCGTTACGCTTACAGTCTGCTTGGTAGTGTGGGCAAAGTCGGGATTTTCTATTGAGCCATAAGGCTGCGCTGCTGTAATAGTACCCCAGAAGTTAATCTGGTTAGTAGTGTTAGCGGCCCAGTTGTTAGGCGCTACAAAGAAACCTTGCTCAGCCTCTATGTAATAGTCAACAAATAGACGCGTATACCCAGCAGGAACTTCAGGCATTACGAAGTCTAATACATGAGTATTCCAACTATTACGCGCGTTAGTAACTGTTAACTCCTGAGTCTGCCAAACGGGCGTAGCTACTGTATTATAGGCGTTTGTAATGGGGCTGTATTGTGAAGTAGTGCCGCCAGAGTTTTTAACATAAATGCGGTAGTAAAAAAGGTAACGCTGGTAACGCTTGGCACTGCTTGCGCTTAATGCTACAAAAGAGTCGTCAAACCATTTGCACAGCATGCGGACCCGTGTAGGCTTGCTCCCTTGTAGTGTCTTGTCAACTATTGACAACTCTATACTGTTATTGTCTGGCTCGGTCCTTAAAACAAAAATAGCATTTTGTCTCTCCTCTATAACATCCACGGCCCTAACTGGCGGCTGGTAGGTTAGTGTCGGCTTGGCTTCCCACTGTGGCCTTACATTAGCAGCAAGGCTAACGGCGTGGGCTGTGCTGCCATTGCTTTGGTAAGTACCCGCAGCGTTGTAAATTCTAGTAGTTAAGTTAGTAGCGTTATAGGCGTCGTCTGGTAAAATCCAAAACGCCCCGCTCTCTAATGTAATGCGACTGCCGTAAATGCTTAGCACTTGCTCTATGGCCTGCTTGCAAGTTAGCAAGTCTATATTTGTGCCAGCCTCGAAGGGGTCGGTAGTGTCAATAAATTGAACATCCGCGAAGGGGTCAAAGCTATTGTAAAAACTAAGCAGGTTAAACTTAGTATTGGCTAGCCCTTTATAACTTGCCTGCGCCGTGTCATACATTGTAACGCCGTCGCGTATATAGGTATTTTCGCCTAAGGCGGTCCAGTAGTCGTCTAGCCCGCAAAGTTCCAAAGACTTACGCACTATGTCTAAGCCCGTAGCCAATGAGTCAGTAAACCAGTCAGGGCTTACAAAGAAACCCTCTAACAAGTTTAACGAGTCAACAGCCACCAAGTCAAACACTGGCGCCCCGTTAATGCTTTCGCGTAGGTAGTCGGCTTGGTCTGCAACCACTCGGCCTACATAGTAAAGCGCGTCTGCTCTATAAACGACAATAGCGTAGCGGTTCTCTTGACTGTTGGCAATAGCTATAAAAGCATTTCGCACCGTGTCGCTAGGCATTACCCAGTTAGTCGAAATTCTACTAGGCCTACAAAAGTTTTCGTAGTAGGTATTGCCCTGACCTTGGCGCTCAATAGTAAAGCCGTCGCCTGCTAGGGTTAATTCTGTGGCGTCCTCTAGTTCTAGTAACTTTTCAAGTAAGCAACTGGCGCCCTCTTGGTAGCCTCCTGCTGCTGTTACTCTGGTAGCGTAGCGGCTTGCAAAGTTGTTAGCACTTGAGCCAGTGGCCCCGTCCCAGAGTTCTACCCTATACTCTATATTTTCGATGCTCAAAAACGAGCCGTAATACTTGCGTGCCATTAACCTCTTTTGCTGTCTTTATTATAACGCTCTAAAACTATTGCCAAGTCTCGGCCTGCTATGGTAGTGCTTGCCACAAAGCCGCTGCTATTGTCGCCAGTTTTTAGCATGCCTTTAAGTTTGTCTAAAGGTGCTATAACTTCTGGGTTATTCCTTGCGTTGGGGTATTCACCAACTAAGCCCAAAGTAGGACCGCTAACTATTCCACCCTCAGCGAATGCCGTAGGCTGTGGCCCTTTCTTAAGCATGCCGCTAATAGCTGCCGAGCCTGCCACCAATGCTATACCTGCTGCAATACCAATTTCGGGCCGCTTTAAAATAAACTCTTTAAATGCTTTCGACGCGGTAGCCGTTGCAATCAATGCAGTACCAAAGGCCCGCATAAACTTAGCAACAGAACCTAGCAGCGCTTTGCCAAAGTCGTCGAAGCTAGTAATTTGCCCGCTCAGTATTCCGCCAATCATGTCGCCGAATGCCTCGACTCCCTCTGCTGTCATGCTGTTAAAAGCGTTATTAATAGCGCCCGCTGCCTCTGTCATTCTCTGCTCGTAGTCGCTCATTATAGCAATCTGCTCGCCAGTGGCTTGCTTTAGGACTGGGGCATATTGTTGCATTGGCCCAGTAACTGCGGCGAAGGCCTCAATAGTTGGAGCGCCTGCGCCAAACTGCGGAGCGCCTAATGTACGCGCAGCGGCTTGGTTTGTTTGTGCTGTTGTTAAACCTTCTACCGCCTTAGTCTGTTCTTTAATTGCAGTAGTGGCTTTAGTAACTGGCGTAAGGCTTAAGCCCTGCGCGTTACTCATGGCAATAATAGCGTCAATTTGCGACTGAATTTTAGCCGCGTTTTGTTCTGCTATTGTGCCTACATTCTTTTGGCTTTCTATAAACTTCTGCACTTGCGCAGGACTTGCCCCGCTGGCATAGAGTCTATTTATTTCGGCTTGCGTAGAAAGTTGGGCCTGCTGTTTTCCTAGTTCGTATTCCAGCATTTTGGCGCTGAGTTCCTGCAACTTGGCAAACGCAGCCTTGGCTTTGGCTTGCTTATAAATTTCGTTTGTTAAATTACTAGTCGCAGTTTTTAACTCTTCGCTTCCGACCTTGTCTAGGTTTTGGTTGGCTAAAAAGTCTGGGTAAATTTTCTGTATTTCGGCAAGCGCATTTTTGCGCTCTACCATGCTAGCGTTGTGGTTATTAACTACGGCCAGCAAACCGCTAACGCTTTTAACCTCCTCCTCGAAATTCTTAAGGGTGTCGCTATTTATTTCGTTAAATAACTTTTGCTGCTCTGCGGCTTTCTTTATTCTGTCTTGGTAGTTACCTACTGCTATAACAATAGCGGCTAATGCTGTGGCTGCTAATGCCCAAGGCGCTGCTGCCATTGCTAGGTTAAATGCCCTTTGCACTCCCGTGGCTGTGCCTACTGCGCTAGCGTAAGCCGTTTGCGCAGCAGTTAAAACTGTGGTCCGCAAAGCAAGCAAGCCCTGCATGGCTGCGCTCTCCTCTTGTAGTAAGGTTTGAATTTCCTGCAAGCCAGTTACAACTGCCATAACTGCTTGGAGTTTAACCATTGTTTTAGTTAAGTTCTCACTCTCTACACCCATTAAAGCAGTGGCGCCTTCTACAACTGAATACGCCCCAGCGACCGCCTGCACTGTTCCTATAACAGCGTCTAGCCTTCTAGTGTCACTAGCAAAGTAGGACACCTCAGCGCGGGCGTCGCCTATGCTGTCTTTAATTCTACCCGCTTGCTTTATAATGTCATTGGCTACATTTTGAAACTCTGGCCCCAAGGCTCTAGCCTCCATGGCTAAGTTGGTTAACTGCCTAACAGTTCCAGCCGTTGGGTTCTTAGTTGAAATTGCCGCCAGTTTCTTTTCTATTTCGGTTGCAGCCTTTGCAGTCTCTGCACTCATTTTAGAGCCGCTCGACTGAATAGCCACAATAGCCTCTTGCAAACCTTTGCGCAGCTTCTCTATGTCTGCACCTATAACAATGTTTAACGACCTTGCCATTACCTAGTATAATTAATTATAAAGTCCTGAGAAACTTGGTAGACTCCAGCAAAGCCCGCTTCATCGTCGGTTAACTGTACCTCGCTGTCTAGTTCTATTGTCTGGCATTTAACGCCGTTAAAAGTTGCTGGCAATGTAGCAGCCTCAAACGCTGCCCTCACTTGCTCAGCGACCGCCGTAGCGCTTGCGAATGTAGTGCCAAAAGAATTAACCTGCACCCGTGCAAAGTCTGTACGGCTGTGGCTTGTATTCGTTGGGCTAGTAATTATGCTAACAAGGTTGTAACTTATTGCAGGAAAAGCAGACTCTTGCGGAATGCGCAAGGGGTTTAAGCGTGTACTAACAAGAGCAGTAAGCCCCGCGTAGTTGCTAAGAATGTTATAGGCTATTTTTATAGGGGCGCTCATGCTTTGGCGTCTGGGGTTAACTTGTCAAAGACATGCGAATATAACTTAACTGCCTCCTCTATACTAATATAGTCGCGCTCCTCCCATGGAAAAGTTAACAAGCGTTTTGGCTCTATTGGTTTTTTTAAGTGTGGTGCCATAGAAGTAGCAACCGCCCAGCGCATAAGTTCCCACTGGTTCCTATACTCTTGAGTCTGCGCGGACCGCATGCCCTCAAGTTTTAACCGCCAAAAGTGGGGCGTGCATTTCCAAAACTCGGCCTCACTTAGCCCAAGTTCTCCATAACTGATGCGCTCAATTTTGCGCCAAGTAAGCGGGGCGCTGTCGCCCTTGGCTGTTACTTTCCCTCTGGCTCGTCGCTAGAAAAGAAGTCAGTAACCGCAGCAGTAAAAGCGTCAAGTGCAGGGGTTAACTCGGAAAATTTCCGAATAGCTGCGCCTAATTTGTCAACTGTTTTAAACGGTGTTTTTTCGCCCTTGGCTTCGTAGCCTTCAATAATTCCGTAAAATGCGCAGGCTAGTGCAAAGTCCATAGACTTGGCTAAATCCTTTTGCATGTTTAAGTCTGCAAAGTTTTCCATGCCAGCCAACTGCATTACATTTTTAAGGCTATTCATGTTAAACAAAAGGGGATGACTAGCACCCCCTATTTTAATTTCTGTGCTCATGGCACAAATATAGTAAAACAATTATTAAACTGAGCCAACGGTCAATGCGCCAGTACCTTGCAAGGTTCCAGTAAAAGTTGCTTTGTCATTGTTAGGAGCGCTTAAGGACAAACTGCTAAAAAAAGCAGCGCCAGTTAATTTTTGGTCGCCGCTGCTGTTAGTAGTCATTACAACAGTTACAGAAGTGCCCGCCAACAAGTCAGTTAAAAGGTCTTTAAAAGATTGGCCCTGCGTGCTTACGCTTGCGTCCTCTTCAAAAATTCCCTCTACATTTAAAGTGTAGCCGTACTCGCCCGCAATAAATTCTTTTGCGCCTGCGCTGTCTTTGTTAGTAACATCAATCATGTCTTTTGAGATGTCGATGCTGTGAGATGTCGCGTTTGCGATTTTAGTTAATGTGCCTGCTACATCTTTATAGATGCTAATAAGCGTGCCGTTTACTAATCCAGTAGTTGCCATGGTTATTTATATATTAATTTATTTTTCTTTGCTAAGTCGCGCAGCATTGAGTCTACGCCTTTAATTACTTCGTCCGTTACATTAGACGCGTTTCTGTCTAGGGCTGGGCGCATGAATGGGCGAGGCGCTAGGCTTCCCGTATAGCGTCCGTTAGACTGAATGCGGGGCGCTGTGCCATATTCAAACATGACGCCAAGGTAATTGTTATAGTATTCTTTACGCAAGCCTATTAAAGTCTTGTCTAAGTTCGTGCTGTCTTTGCTAGTAATAAAACCAATAGAGTCGCGCAAGTCGCCAGTGTTAACTGGTACTAAACTTTTAGCCGTTGCTATAATTGGCTCTGCACTTTTGCGCAGCAACTTCTGCAACTTGGGGCTTTTAATGTCTACACCAATAGCCTCCAGCGCGTTAATTACTTCGCTCATTCCCTCTATGTTTTTGTCGGTAGCCATTACAGTGTAACTTCAGTTTGTAGTTTCAAATATAGGTTGCGCTGTAAATTTGCTATGTTAACAATGTTATGGGCTATGCCGTCCTCTACTACTCTATGCTTGACGCTCACGCTGGTATTATACCGAATAGTATAATTTACTATTTGCTTATGCTCTCTTCGGTCGGCGTTTACATTCTCATTACCAGCCTGCGCTTCTACGCGCTCAGCCCATGCCGTAGCGTACTCGGTCCAAGTCTGCAACTTCTCCCCCGTGTTCGTGTCTATTGTCTCGGTGTAACTTTGTAGGCTCACCAGTACATCCATAGCCCCTGCATTCATTATACTAGCACTTGGATTTTATACGGGTCCAACAAATAATGAAAGCCAAACTCTAACGGGCTTTGTATAGTTCCGGTTACAATAGCCTGCCTATTGTCGTAATACTGAGCAATTAACAAAAGTGCAGCGTGCTTTATTGTCATTGGGAAAATAGTGTCAGGGTCTACGCTAGAAGTGCCAACTGGGTTAAAACCCTCTGTGAGTTCTACTATGTATTTAATCCCGTCGTCTGTTACCAATGTCGGCGCTGTTTCTATAAATATGTTACGGCTGTATAGGCCCATAGGCTCAGGGCTAGCAATCCAATCCGCAGGGTCGTAGGCTGTAATTGCGTTGCTGTCACTAATATAGAATACATTTGTTACAGACAAGCAGCGCGTGTTTAAACGCAAGTAGTTGCCGCTAGGTATATTGGTACCGTTAAGCGGGTTAACAAGCGCAGGCTGCCCTGTAAAGCCGTCGAAGCCATAACGAGCAGTCGCCTTACGAATAGAGTAGCCAAGGTAATTACTGCAAGCCTCCACGGCCATAGCAATAAGCCCGCCTATGTAGGAGTCGTCTGCGTTGCTTGTTACGCGCAGGTGCTGCTTAGTTTCTGCTAGTGTAATGTAGTCAGTAGCGGCGTTAGCGTAGGCGGTATAGTGGCGTGCAATAAACATTTTTTATTCGGCGTCTAGTTCGGTTTCTGGGTTAACTGGCTTAGCCTTTTTGCTTGGCTTGCTAGGTGAAGTAAGCGCTGGAATTTCAATAGCTACGCCTGCCTCAATTAAAAGCATGGCTTGCTTGGTTTCCATAATTACCTCCTCGCCTGCATTATAGGAAAGGTTAAACTGCCCAGAAGGGTTAGCAATAAATTGAATTTTCATATTAGCCCAAGGGTGGCGCAGTCAAGGCCACCCTTAGCACTCGGTCTTTAATGACTCCGAGCAGTCAAGTTATTAGGCTACAATGTCCTTACAAACTGCGAAGGCAGTAGGTTGCAACAAGTTAACATCCATGTAAGCGTTAAGCACTACATTGGTTAAGCCAGCAGTTGCACCGCTGTAAGGGTCCACAGTCAACTCCATACCACCACCAAAAGAGGCAATAGCCATTTTAGAGAAGTCCCCGAAAATCATGGCAGACAATGCGCTGCTAGAACCTTTAGACAAGTTAGAAGGTACCAAAGTTGAAGTAGAAACTGGGTAGCCGTTCAAGTCGAAGCCACCAGCAGGCCAAATGAAGTTACCTTCTACGCCAGAAGATTGGCGAGGAATAGTCTGTAAAGCAGCTTTAACTTTAGGGTTAGTCAAGTAAGCAACACCTTCACCGTTAGCGTTTTCTACGGCCTTCATCAAGTTAACAACATCGGCCCAAACTGGAGCAATACCGTTAGCGTTGGTAGCGTTAGAAGTCGCGCCGCCTGCAAAAGTTACATTTACATTGGCGTTGGCAATAATACCAGTAGGCTCGTTAGAACCGCCGCCCTTAATAGCAGCAGTTTCCAAAGACTGAGCCATAGCGTTAAGGAGCCAGTTTCTTACATAAAGGTCAATAGAGTTGCTAGACTGAAGCAACAACTGGTTTGAAACTTGAATGTAAGCAGCCAAACGCTTAGGGCTAAAGGTTACTTTAGAAAAAGCAGGGCTCTTTTCAGTAGCCGAACCGTTCTCAGTATTCCATCCAGCAGAAGGCACAGTGCTAGCAGTTGGCATGTCCAAGTTACCTACCAAGCCAGACAACTGCTGTACACCCAAACCGCGCAAAACAGTTTTAGGCAACAATACATCAATAATAGAACCTACTGAAGTTTGTATATTGACGCCACCCTCAGAACCACCAGAACCGCCAGTAGCTGTCATGTCGCGTTTGAAAACTTGAGAAGGGATTTTAATAGAGTGAGCAGAAACGCTAACACCTGAGCGCTGGAACTCTTCTGCACCAATGGCAGAAAATTCGCCCTCTACACCTTCGCGGCGTCCAGTAACGGCCAAGTCAATAGCACGCTTAAAGCTGTACTCTCTAGCCATTTCGTTCTTTTCCTTCTCTTCGCTACGGCTAGCAGAGTGGCCAGCAGCCTGAGCGGCCAAGTTTTGCAACTTTTCCAAGGTTTCTACCTCAGCCTTAATCGCGCCCAAACGAGCCTCGATTTCGGTCAAGCGGTTGGTTTCACTGTCAGCCATAGAGCGGGCTTCCTTCTCGATGGTGGTTTGCAAGGTAGACAACTCGCCGAGCAAGCGTCCACGCTCTTCTTTCAATGCTTTAATTTTATTCATGGTTTTTTTGTTTTTGTTTTATAAATTTTCGTAACGCAACAGCGCAAGTTTTAAAATGTCGGCTGCCGCTTGGCTTTGCTTTGCGCTTTCTATTTCACGCTCTTCGTCTCTCATTGCCACAATGCTGCGGGCGTCGGCCTCAGTGTCAGCGTAAGCGGGGTAAGTAACTGGGCTAACATCGTATAGGTCCTCTATAACAGTAATAGTTCTTTTGCCCATTGTGCCGTATTTTGTAGAGTCGCTCCACTTCTGCTCCTTAATGGTAAATGCAAAGCTGCTTTGCGTAATGTCGCCGCGCATAATGCTTCTAACTACTGACATGTGCGTAGGGTTCTCGTAGTCAGGAACCCAAGTATACTCTAGGTTGCCGTCGGCATTTACAAACACATTGCAAGTGCCTGACAAAGTACGGCCCAGAATTAACTCGGCTTCATGGTTAAACAAACAGCGGATGTCGTATTCTTTGCCTAGGGCGTAGTCAAACGCTCCGCGCTCTATAACCTCCTCGAAGTAACCAAGGTCAGTAACTGAGTTAATAACAGCAGCAATGCCGCCAATTTCTTTAGGCATGTTTTCGCCTTCGCTTCGTGCAATGACGGTGCCAGTAAATGTTCTGCGCTCTTGTTTCATTATAATACTTCGGTGTTATTAACTCCGTCGGGGTTATTGTTTTTGTCTGCGGTACTCATAAGCTGCGCTATTTTAGCATCCATGTAGGCGTTAATCTGGCTGCTTGGCATTAGGTTGCTTTCGATTAAATACTCGTCGCCGCCGTCGAATCCGTTAGCGTCCTCAAACATGCGGGCCTCGTTTCTAGAGAGCCAGCCGCCGCGAATGCCTTTATTATAATAGTCTGCGCGCTCATTGGCGGAGGCCCTCAAAAGTGAATTAAAGTTAAATTTAAAATAGTAAGTTAACTTGTCGCTTTCGGTCAGCAACTTGCGGGCTAGTTCCTGCTCTATGTTAATAGCATAACTTGCCAAGGTGCGAGCGTAGAAGTCTTGGTACTCTTGCTCTACGCTAGACTTAATGCCGCCCGCTGCCCCAATCATGGAGGCAGGCACGCCAAAAATACGGGCTATTTCCTCTGCGCTAAATTTGCGAGTCTCTAAGTATTGAGCCTCCTCTGGGCTTAGGCTCAGCTTCTCCATTTTAATGCCGTTAGGCAAAACAGTAGAACGGCTGGCCCCGTCTATAACATCGTCTAGACTTTTCTTTAAAGGCACTGCCTGCTCTGGCTTTATTTGCGCGTCGCTTGTTAGCAAAAACTTAAGCACTCCGTTTTTATAAACGCCAGCGCTTTGGCTAATTGCTGCCAAGTCAATACCCAAAGTTTCAGCATGCACGACAATAGGCGACAAACCTACTAGCGGGTCGTCACCGCAAAGCCCTTTAAAATGCAGCATGTCAGTAGCGGGCACAATAGAAGGGAAGCCCTTAAGGTTTATTTTGTAAAATAGTTGCCCGTCCTGCATTACTGGCGTAACATAGTCGGGGGCAATAGGGTGCAACTCTACGCCAATAAAACGAGCGTCTCTGTTAATAAAAGCGTAAGCATTACCCTTAAGCGCCAAGTGGCTTACCATGTACTTAGTAAAGTCGTATTTCGTTTGGTAAGGGTTAGGCTCGTTAATTAATGCCGTGCTGTAATGTATTACAATCTGGTCGCGGTTAGTGCCGTCGTCTTTGTATAGTTTCAAAGTGAGGCCTGCTATACCGTCTGCAATTACTCTAACGCAAGCATGCACCGAGGCTATGCTTAAAGCCGTGCGGTCATTTACCGCCTGCCCGCTTTTAGTCTGGTAGCCAAAAACATTGTTTAAGGTATTAATAAACCAGTCAGCAGGCTGAGACAAGCCAGAGCGCTTTTCTTTTCGGGGCTGCCAAAACTTTAAATTCATTGGGCGCAAATTACAACCGCGTTAAATTTTTTGCGTTAACATTTGTTACGCCCTTGCGCAAGCCAGCGAGAAAGTGCCGCCCTAAAAACATCATAAGACTTGTAACGCTTTACACCAAACTTGCCTAAATACTTTTGCTCTGTGGCATTGTAGGCGTCCTCGTAGGTCTTGTACTTGGGCAGGTTGTTATAGTATTCCTGCATGTAGTCGTCTAAAAATTTCATATACTTAAAAACCAAAATTCACTATTCTGCTCTTTGGCTGCGTCCTGCATGCAAGTGCCCAAGGCCATAACTATACTGACTGGCCCGTCGACTTTGTCGCCGCTCTTGGCCTTATTTATTTTAATGTTGCCTGCTGGGTCCTGAGTTAATAATATATTGCCCATCATCCAGCGCGTCACTGGGTTGCCAGCGTGCCTTAGCATTTTGTCCTTAACAAGTCGCTCAAGTTCTTTAGTCGGTGCAGACATACTAACAAAGCCCTGCCCAAAAGGAAACATTTGTAAACCTTCGTTTTGTAACTCAATTACTAACTGCGAAGCGTTAAAGCGGTCGAATGCTATGTCTTTAATTTCGTAGCGCTGGGCCAGTTCAATTACGCGGGCCTTAATAAAAGCGTAGTCCGTTACATTGCCCTCCGTTAATTCTATAAAGCCGTCGGCTGCCCATTGGCGAATAGAAGCGCCCGCAGCGTCCTTACGCTTAAAGGCTGTTTCACTCGGAAGCCAGTACCATGTTCTCACAGCGTGCAGGCTTGGGAAGTATAACGAGAATGCGCAAAAGTCGCCCGTGCTTGCCAAGTCCAAGCCGCCGTAGCAAAGCTCGCCCTCTAGCTCGTCGTCGCCGTCGCATAGTTTCCAGAGGCTGTCACTAATCCAAGTCTGTGCCGTGTCGGTCCAAACATTAAGCAGTTTCGTTTTAAACTCTACCTCCTTATGCACAAATTCTTTAGCCTCTGTTAACGCCTGCTCTAATTGTCTAGGGTATACGCTTATGCCCCAGTTAGGGTTAGCCTTTGCCCACACTGCTGGGTCGGTCCAGTCGTCGCCTTCGTCTAATGTATAAATAACACTAAACAGCGCGTCGTCCTTTATAGCCCCGTTTAAAACATTTGCACAATACTGCCGATGCTTATAGCAGGGTGCCTCACGATTAAAGCCTGCCGTAGTAATTGTAAAAAGCAAAGGCTGGCGCCTTGCGCCCATAGAGTTGCGTATTACATTATACAGCTCGTCGTTTGGGTGCGCGTGGTATTCGTCAATGCAGGCAAAGTGTGTATTAAGTCCGTCCTGCTTGTTTGGGTTCCACTCCAGTGGCTTATATAAACTTTGGCCGTAAACTATGCGGCGGTTATTAACAGAGTTATTAACAGTTAACTCTTCGTGAAGCCATGGCAAGTTCTGGCACACTCGCACGCTCTCGCCAAAGACCATCATAGCTTGGTCCAACTTTGTGGCCGCGCTGTAAACCTGAGCCGCTGGCTCGTCGTCTGCAATAAGTCCGTAAAGCATAACTGCGCTGGAAAAGGTAGACTTGCCGTTTTTACGCGGGACCTCTACATAAGCGCGAGTAAAGCGACGGCTGCCGTCCTCGTTTAAAAATCCAAATAGGTTATAAACTATAAACGCCTGCCAAGGCTCTAGCGTAAAGTTACGCCCCGCGTAGTCGCCAGTCGTATGTACTAACTGCTCTATAAAGTCTAAAGCGTGCTGTGCTAGTTGGTCATTAAAGCGCCAGCCGTTTGCACGGTCCTGCTCATAACGAGCCACTGCGTTCTTAACATGAGCGCAGGCAGCAACTTCGCCGCTGTTTATTTTTGCTATATAGTCGTTTACAATTTGCACCGCCTAAAATATGCCAAGCACTCAAACGCTAGTTTTTCGTTTCGGTATGTAAACACCTGCCCAATGTCCTCGGCTTGCTGTCCTTGCTTATTGCAGGGCACGCCGTTAATGCAAACTACAAAGCGCTGGCCAACTTGCTGCACTGTGTAAATACTTGGCGCTTCTATTTTAATTATTGCCGTTTCAAACGCTTTGGTATGTACGGACTTTGTTATTGTCTTTTTCATAGTTCATCAATTAATTTTTTTACTTCTCCCCAATACCCAGCCTCACTTAAATAATGCAGCCCGTAGGGTTGGTTTTTAATTGCTTCAAGTATTTCCTCAACACACACTAAGCAGCAATCCTTAGCAGTCAGTGAGTTATTAAAACTTTCTTTTAACTGTTGTGCTTTCTCTAGTGGTGTCATGCTGTTTTAGGTTTTTTAAGTGAGTCTAATTTACTTACTGGCTTTGTCACCGCTGCGCTAATTCTGCTGCGAGCACTTGGCGTAATTCCAAAGAGTTGCCCTAACTGGGTTGCTTGCTTAAGCGCTTGGCTCTGCACTTGAAACCACGGGTTAATCATTTTGTCCCCATGCCTGCTTAAAATAACTGTGCCTTCTTTTTTTAATTTAGTGCAAGCGTTCTGGTAATGCGTTAAGAGTTCGCAGTAGCCGTGCAGCAGTTCTAAGTCACAACTAGCCAGCAAACCATTGCGTTTAAGTTCGCGACAAACCGTGTCCCAAATTTTTGCAGATTCGTGACTAAAACCCTCTGGCGCTGGTGGTAACTCGTCCATAGGTAGCACCTTCATTTCATTCTCGACTAACCAGCGTTTGTCTTCTGTGCCTTGCAGTTTTTTTAATTCAGTTGGTAATTTTGGCCTGCCTCTCATGTTTTTATAATGTTTTCGTTACAAATATACAAGTAATATGTTAACTTTTATTTCTCTCGGGTGTGAAGAAAAG